ATACGGTTGATCACCGTATGTTTCTCATTTCACCACCTCAATCGTTAAATTGAGAGGAAAATAAGGAGTAACGTTAAACCGTTAAAACTTATATAATGGCAGGAGTCCAACAACTTCGACTGTCATGGAGAGAGACGTCCGTAATAAAACCGTTGATGCATCCGAATACTATCTGCGATAGTAGGGTTAAACCCCGTATGCAACCAATGTAGATTAAGCAGAACTTTTATGTAATAATTAATTTTATATGTAAATTTAATATGAAGCGATATTATATATTTGAAGCCAAACATTAGTTTGGGAGTAGTACGATATATAATGTTTGAAGTAATGTAATATTAAATGTCCTATGTGAGAGAGAGTGAGTGTATGAATATCCAAAGAATGATGTCAGTCGTTAGAAGGAGTAACGAATTATACCCAAGTCGTCGTCGGGTCAGAGTAAATAGACGCACCTTAGATATGCAGTAGTACTGACCCTTTGGTGAAACACTTTTAAAATATACCCACTGGCAGGGCTGCCTACTTCAACTATGAATCAAACCCACACAAGCACCAAAGACCTAAAAACAGGCGTAATTTCCTACAATTCAGACTTCCGACCACTTTACGATCAGATCGATATGCGATTTGACGCAAGGATGTTAGGACCCGAAATCTATATGAAAACTCCAAACGGATACAGGTATAAACAATTACATGTTTATACTGATGAGAGGACAACTTTTATAACACTCGCTAATGGAATTAAATTTGAAATTAAGCTTATCAACTCAAATAATCCATCTCGCTATGCAGATAATTACATAATTAAAAGAGTATCGAAATTTGATATTTCACACCTTTTTAATTATGAGATTAGACCAACATTTAAACATGATAGTCGTGGAAATAATTTTTATTTGAGCTCTGGTCTTTATACCGATCGTGGAACGATTCACACCGATAGAAGATTAACTATGATTCCTAGAATGAGAACAACTCAAGGTCTAGGTGTACTTTTAACCTACGGTTGCGAGACATTAACATCACTCGCAAACGCTTTTACTTATTATTTGATGTATAAATCTGGAAAGAATATATATCATACTGTTAAGGAATTTAAACCTACACCACAAATTACAAACACCATAAAAGATTATCTACTAGAGATTATTGGAATTTTGAGCGTTGCTTATAGATTTTATATAGGAAAAGTAGATGCAAAACAAGCCCTTTTCGAATTAACTTTAGTTATTGGAGCTGGTTTTCTTAAATCATATACTATGTCGTTCATTATGAACACATTGAGACAATCCCTAGTCCATTCAACTAGCAGGGAGACACAAGTATTTGAACCAGTTACACTTGCACAAAACATTATTTCAATTTTAATTGCTTTGGGTTTGGGAACCGCTACATCTGGTATTGATGCTAAATCAGTGTTGAGTTCCATTAAATCTTTAGGATCTACTTTATTAACAGTTAAGACAGTTGAATCCGTTTTTGTTACCATTATTTCATTTTTACCAGATATTATGCAAAAGATTATGTGTATTCACGTTCCAGCATTTGCTTTGTATATTAGATTAACAACCGATAATATCTTCAAGAATAATGTTACTGTTATTCACCGATTGAAGAGTTTAGGTTTAAATGATATTTTGTACAATTCTCATAATTTAGCTCAATTCATTAATGCTCGTGACTACTTCCTTAAGTTTCTTAAAACCGAAGTAGAGAATCACGTCCATTTAATGATTCCAGAAATCATAACTTTTATTGATGATACCTATGATCAAGTTGTAAGAAGAGGATTAGCAAAGGGTAATCGAAAGATGCCTTATGTTATATGGGTTAGTGGTGATCCTGGTGTTGGAAAGAGCGCCATGGTTTACGGACTCGCTCGTGAACTTCTTAAGAAGATGATGATTGATGGTGAGTATAATGATGAGGATTTAGCTAAATACATATTTTCACATAACACTTCTAATAAATATTTTGATGGTTATAATAATCAACCGATTTTTGTATTAAATGATTACTTGCAATTTGCTCTTGAAAATGAAGAGCAGTGGCTTATAAGATTTACAGATACAGTTGATTGTCCATTGGAAGTATCATCAGTCGATAATATAGAGACTGGTATTAAAGGTGAAGTGCGTTTTACATCACAAATAATAATAGTAACATCTAATATGCATTCATTGGCACAATCTGCTACATTAACTAATTGTAAAGCTTTTAATAGGAGACGAGATTTTGTTTTGGATATGACATTCAAACCTCATTCAGTCGTAACTGAAGATTGGAATTATAATTGGTGTAATTTTAGAAGATTGTCTAATGATGGTGCGCATAAACGATTGTACCAGGGAGAAAATGCTCATTTAGATGCCATGCTTGATATTACTTCATCATACTGTAAATTTTGTGATTTTAGTAAATCTTACGATTTAACTCATATTGAACAAAAGAAGTATAGTGCTTTAATGTCTGTTGCTGAACATTTAGTAGCAGCTGAGAATTACTTTGACAAATTGATGGATAAAGTTTCATATAATATAACACATTTATTCGATAAAGAGTTCTTTGGTATAAATTTTAAATATTTATTACCATTGATTTCTGGATCTATATCTGCTGTCTATTTATTGTATAAAGGTTTGGTTCCATATTTTTCATCGAAATTTACACAAAGTCTTTCGGGTGATTCAGGAACAGCTAAAATAAAACAGGTGATGAAGCCCATAATTAAGACAACAATGGGTATATCTCAAAATAATATGGATGTTATAAATAAGATAAATAACAATTTCGTGCGAATAACCGTTCGATTAAATAATAATGATTTTGCTTTATCCCAGACAATGTGGGGTTGGGCCATAGGAGGTTCTCTTATTGTAACACCAAAACATTTATGGCGTCGCGGAAATATGATAATAAGTGAAGGTAATAGTATTACAGTAGAACGTGGGGTTCATAGTCATGATATGATATATAAAGATGGTATGTTGTATTTAGATGAGGATAGCGATTACGCATGTCTTAATATTTTAGGTACTATGCCACAATTCAGAGCAACTAAGAGTATTTTGATAGATCAAAGTTACGAAATTAAAGAGGCAGGTGAAGATATTATTCTTGTTAATCCAACGATGAACAAGGATGGTGTTACTTCAACTGTAATTGAATTACGTGGCTATATAACAGACGCTATGTACAAAGATGATGCAGGATTAATATATGAAGGAAGAAACATATGGCAGTATAACCACAGATTTATGAAAGGAGATTGTGGATCAATTTTGTTGATTCAGACTCAAATGGGAGTAAAAGTTGCGGGTATGCATGTTGCAGGAGATTCTTTCAGTGGAAATTCAGAGGTTATAACTACACAAGCCTATGATAAGATGATAGATTACTTTACAAAAACTACACAAGGTTTTACTACGGATATTGAACTTGATCAAGATGAGTATTTTGACGCTATTAGTGATTTGGAAGAAGGATTTTACTTCTTAGGTAAGGCTAAAAGAGCACCATTTCAAAACAATAAAACAGATATTGTTAAGAGTCCGTTTTATGAGGTGTTACAACCAGTATTAACTGGTCCCTCTGTTTTGAGTCCAAGCGATTCGCGTTTAGAAGAGCCTGTTTCTCCAATATTAAAATCGGTTTCTAAATATGGAGTGAATGTCGTTCCTTTTAGTGAGGAAGCATTGAATATGGCATACAATATAGTAAAAGATATGTATGATCCTATAAATGCTTATGAACTCAAAGTTACAGATCACAATAATAGTATTAATGCTATAGGAAATGATTATTTGGAGAAATTAGATATTAGCACTTCAGCTGGTTATCCATGGAATGTCAACCAAAAGAGTAAGAAGGATTTAATAGATAATAATAATGGCACACTCAAGATAAAACAAGAACTTCAAGATAAACTGAATAAATGTGAAAATTTAATGAACAATAATATTATGTTTCCATATACTTTGACAACAACATTGAAGGATGAACGTGTATCTTTGGAAAAGATAAAGATTGGTAAGACTAGAACTTTTATGAATTTTCCCGTTGAATATACTATATTAATGAGAAAATATTTTGACAGTTTTATTGATAAAGAGACAAAACATGCTCTCGATATTGGCACAACTGTTGGAGTGAACATATACAGTTCAAAGTGGCAACATCTTTATACGATTCTGAAGAAATACGATTTTACTATTGATGGTGATTATAAGGCTTTTGATGGTACAATCAGACCAGAATTTTTTAGATTGTATGCAAGATTGGTTAATAGTTTTTATAAAGATGAACATATACAGAAAAGAGATTTACTAGTTACTGGATGCTGTTTTGCACCAATATTTGTGCTAGATAAGGTTTATGTTAAGTTGCAAGGTAATCCATCTGGTTCGCGTATAACAACATCCTTTAACAGTTTTGTTAACAGGATGTACGTTGTTATGTCATTGTTAAGTGTTTTACCTGAAGCTTATCATACACCATATTTTATTAATAATAATCTTAAGATTTTTGCACATGGTGATGATCATATTGTCGGTTTTAATAAAATCATAGAATCATATTGGAACGGCCATGTTCTTAGAGATTATATGATGTCGCATAACATTGGTTATACATCGTCTCAAAAAGATGGTGAATTGCCATTGCATAGACCACTGCATGATTGTTACTATTTGAAATCGTATTTTGTGTATGATAAGATATCTGGAACCTACCGAGCGGGTTTGGATAAATTAGTTATACAGGAAATGGTTTCATGGCAAAGAGATCGAGAAATTATTAGTACTAAGATGATTTGTAATACAGCATTAAGGTATGCATACTTTTGGGGTGAGCAATATTTTAATAGAATACGAAATAACATTGTGGAGAAACAGAAACAATTGCATATGCACTTTAAGTTAATCGATTATATTTCTTTGGATATTGAATATAGACATAACGGCGAATTGATTTTCGATTTCACGTCTAAATTTGATTGATTTTATTATATAAGTATATTTGAGACCTACCTCATTGTAATATTGACAAATAAAGGTAGTGTTTTGCACCACTAAAACAAATTGCTAACAATTAAAACATGAATAACGAAGAAAATACACAAGAAATTTTAGATGCTGTAACAAGTGTCAATAAACCAGGTCCACAGACCCAAACAACAACAAATTTAACATCGACAAATAGTCTTTTTAATACTAGTTCGCTAAAACCCGTTGTAGAGCAGATGGGTTCAGCTTATACAGCGCAGAATAATATAACGATTGAAAATATACCACACCAAATGGGTCAAACAGATATTCATGAAGTGGATTATTCTTATGTTAACACATTGAAGAAGCCATTTTATATAAGATCTTTTCAGATAACATCTGCTAATACTGTAGGCCAGAACGTTTCAACTTTGAATCTACCAAGTGATTACTTTGCTGCCAATCATGTTTTACAGAATATTGGTAATACATTTAAATCCTTTCGAGGAGATTTTCATTTGCTTATATCAGTTCAAGGAACGCCGTTGGCTTCAGGTGCACTTGCCGCAATAGTGACATACAGTCAGTACACGGGATCATATACATCGCCAACTTCCTCTTTGCAAAATGCATATTATCGACATCATGCAATTTTGGATTATTCAGATAATTCTAATACAACGGATTTAGTTGTGCCATTTAGGTTGTTACGTAATTCTATAGATCCGTTTTTGACGGCTCATAGTGTTAGATTTTCACCTATTGTACCTTTGGCTGGTCAAACTTCTATAACTGTTACAATTTCAGCTTTTGTTGAAAATCCGGTCTTTAGATTTTTGCGTCCACAAACTTCCACACTTGTTAGTCGTACAACACAGGGATTGATTAATATTACAAGTATTAATAATACTATGCGAGACATAATTGATTCTACGTTGCCGACAAACTTAACTGGAGATACGTTGGATATTACACCAAAGATGATGGATGATATCCCTATACCAACGAATCCAACGCCTATGATTGTTAAGTTTAATTCTATGAATAACGCCAATAACCCACATGCAATTGAAAGACCAACTTTGGTTTCAGGTGCGCAACGCGTTTCAGATCAGTATACATTTGGTACAAGTATGGATGAGATGTCAATAAAGTCATTAACGCAGAAAGATAATTATCATGCAACTTTTGATATTACAACAACTTCACCTGTTAACTCAACATTATTTGCAACATATGTTACACCCTGTACATATTGGCGAACAACTGCAACACAAACTGTTACCACTATTGATCGCTTGACATCTTTGATGAAATATTGGAGAGGAGGCCTTAAATTTAAGTTCAGATTTTATATGAACAGATTTCAATCTGTCAAATTATATGCTGCTATGTTTTATAAGGATTCCGAACCTGCTATTTTATCAGATTTTTCAACATCGCATGGTGTAGTTTTAGATATTGGAGGAGATCAAAGAGAAGTTGAGATAGAAATACCATATAATGCTGAAACTGCATGGTTGTTTTGTCCAGTTCGTCTTGGTCAGGATTTCACTGTAGATACTAGCCAAAGATACGTGCTAGGTAAACTAGCATTATATACTATGACACCATTGATATCTCCTACAGGATCCCCAACATCTATCACATGTCATGTCACCATGTCCACAAGTGATGATTTTGAGTATGCTTCATATATGTCGTCGACTGGTGCAGCGCAAGCTATAACATTATCAACTCCTAGTGAGAGGACAAAAAATGATATAGTGGATGTTGTTCCTTCTACGAAAGTATTAATGAAGAAATACACAAAAAGAGCAAATTATAGAACTATAGCAAGTATGAACACCTTCAGTTTGGTTGCTAATATCATGAATCCATTCCAAGCTTGGTCTGATACTGCAGCAGAAGGACCATATGATACTGGAAGGGTTACGCTTTATAAACCGTTCTTTCGTAAGGTTCCCCTTGCTGATATGTTTCAAGGTGTGAGAGGTGGATATACGGTTCGTATAGAAACAGCTTACGCTCGGGATTATAGAGCGGATACCAATTCACAATCCGTATGGTTACCATTTTGTCTTTGGCTAAATGGACCTAATGAACCAACTACAGCTCCGGTTTATGGTCCACTTATTGCACAAACTTTAGAGAAGTATTATTTGTCAGATTGGACCGACGCAACAACTGTCACATCCACACCTTTTATTATCCAACCTATCAACCCAACTGTTAACACAGAAGGGTCGCCGGTAGTGTTTGAAGTTGATTGTCCATACTTACACATCACAAAGTATGGTTTGTTGTCACCAGCACCGACACAACAAACTCATGGCTTATTGGTTTGGGGTTGGTATAATCCGACATCAGGGGAAATTCAAGGTGAATCACCTGCACAATTTTACACTCAAGTTTTCCAAAAGATAAGTGATGACACCCGTCTTGGACTTGCAGAATCAGCCAATTATATCATGACAGCACAACCGTCATGGGACGCAGCTATTTTACCTGTGGTTGCTTAACTTTATACAAAGTTAAAGCAGCTTCATGTAAATTCTTTGCGTAAGTATTTGGTTATTGATAAACTTGCATACTAAGTATCGATTAGACCCGAT